ACTGTTACTGGCCAGTCAAGCTACTATTTGCTTGCTGCTGGTGGTGCAGAAACTGAACTGACATGTCGGGTAATTGGACGTTCTAAGTTACCAGATGAGGGTAACAATGATGCATACCCAATCGTAGAGGTCTGGTTGAATACACACCGTGACCGTTACGTGACGGCTACCGCATCTACGGCTTAATAGGAGGAATGAATAATGGCTATAAATAGAGCTAGTATTGCTAAAGAACTCCTTCCGGGCCTAAATGCTGTATTCGGAATGGAGTATGGAGAGGTGAATAATGAGTTAGAACCTCTTTATGAAATTGAAAACTCAGATCGTGCATTTGAAGAAGAAGTTCTCTTCACCAGTTTCGGGTCAGCCCCGGTAAAGGGTGAGGGAGCGTCTGTTACGTATGACGATGCTCAGGAAAGCTACACAGCACGTTACACTGCTGAGACTGTAGCATTGGCTTTTGCCGTAACTGAAGAGGCAATGGAGGATAATCTTTATGATACCTTTGCTAAACTTCGGGCTAAAGGTCTTGCCAGAGCAATGGCTAATACGAAACAGGTGAAAGCTGCAAACGTATTCAACAATGGTTTCAGTGATACTATTGGTGATGGTGCTGCATTCTTCTCAACTGCACATCCAACTGTAGGTGATGGTAATCAGAGCAACTTAATTGCTGCGTCTGATTTAGCTGAATCTACACTTGAAACTGCATTAACCAATGTACAGAAGATCAAAGATGATCGAGGTATTTTAATTGGTGCGAGTGCTGTTTCTCTACATATCCCTGTTGACTCATGGGCAATTGCAGACAGGATTTTATCAAGTCCCGGCAACACTCAGGCGAGTGGTGGTCAGGCTGCGAATCCTAACATTAATGCAATCAATGCTGTTCGTCATTTGGGTATGTTACCTGAAGGCTATCATATCAACCGAAGGTTTACTGATACGACTTCTTGGTTTGTTAAGACTGACGTACCAAACGGAACTAAAATGTTTGTACGTTCACCTCTTCAGACTAAGATGGAACCTGACTTTGATACTGGCAATCTTCGATTTAAGGCAAGGGAACGGTATAGTTTCGGTGTCTCAGATTGGAGAGGCTGGGCAGGTAGTCAAGGAACGTAAGTCTAATTGTGGGAGGGTAGTTAAAGCTACTCTCTCACTACCTTAAGGAGAAACTATGACTACAAATATTAAAGTCGCACAAAATGTAAGTAGTGATGGAGCAATTATAACAGGCTTTCGTTATGTTGATACTAATACCAGTTTAGGAGATGAAGGAACAGGTTCAAGTCCTACTCCATCAACAACCAGAGTTCTTGCCATACATACTTATTCAACTCTTGCAGGTGAAATTGTTATTTCAGGATCAAAGCAGATTACAAATAGATCAGCTAAAGGAACAGCTATTCGGTATCGTGTAGGAGCAACTGATTCTAATGATCAGTATATAGGAGATATGGGAGTCGGTGTTCATGGGGTTGTAAGTGTTGCAACATCTGGAACAGGAACGATGGCTCCTACGATTACATTGTATCTGGGCTAATATGGTTGCCTACTCATATCTTAAAACAGATATTATTCAAACATCTGAGAATGAGTCTACCGAATTTGCCAGTGCAATATCTTTCTTTGTGGATCGTACAGAATTAAGACTTCTGAAAGATCTGGATGATGTTGGATTAGATGAGTTTGGTAGTATAACTCTTAGTGTGAGTAATCCTGTTGTTAGTTTAAATGACAGAGTTCATATTATTCGTAATGTGAATTACACTACCAGTGTATCTAGTCTTAAGACAAGTCTTCTGCAAAGAACATATGAGTATGCCATTGATTTCTGGCCTTATGCCAGTGCTTCTGTAGGCACTCCCAGATACTATTCCAGAAAAACTAATTCATCAATTTATATAGTACCAACTCCTGCTTCTACTCTGACAGGAGAGATACAGACAGTTTCCAGACCGTTACCTCTGTCTTCCGCTACAGGAACAAGTGTAACAACCCAGAATTATTTTAGTAATTTTTGTTATGATGCTCTCTTTGCAGGATGTATGGTGGAAGCTACCATGTTTATGAAAGATTGGACTACACTTCCAGTATGGCAGACACAGTATCAAACAGCTATAGCAGCATTACGTAATCAGGCTAGAAGGACAAGACAGGATGATATGGAAGTTGCAGCTTCTCCTGCTGGTGGTCCTGATACTATAACACAAGGAGGAAGTTAATGGCAAAGTCAAAAATTTTTAGAGATATAGTAAAAGGTGCTAAACAGATGGCAGGAGCAGGAGATATGTCAGATGCACCAAGATATCAAAAAGGACGCAAGGCAGGAGCGGATATTGATTCTGGTATATCTCCTAAAGAAAGTGCTAAATTAGCTAGAAAAAAACAACAAATAGCTAGAGCAGGGGTACGAGCAAAAGGTGGTAAAACTGCTCTTCAAATAGAATGGGATGATCTTTTACCTAAGTTTAAAAGAGAAGAAAAGAAAAAATTTAGAGAAGGTAAGAAAACTCCTTTTGCTTCTATTATAAAAAAAGAACAACCAAAGAAAAGAAAACCAGTAAAAAAAGTTTCTCAAGAGAAAGCAGATGAAGAAGCTATGGAAGAAGCAATGAAAGTTATGGGTATTAAAAAAAGTGATTGGGGTAAAAAATCTGGCGGTGTAGTTAAAAAAGCAGGTGGAGGAATGACCAGACAAGGTTTATATCCAGCAGAAATGGCAAGAGCAGGTACAATGTCTCAAGCTAAACGTAAGAGGTATATGAAGAAAGGTGGGAAAATTACCTATCGTATGACAGGCGGTCAGGTAGTAGATCACGGTTATGATTAATAGATCAAGCGTAAGGCAACAGATTATGAAACCGGGAAAGAAAAAGAAATTAAATATTAAGAAGGCTATTAAGAAACCGGGAGCATTACGTGCATCCCTTGGTATTAAGAAGGGAAAGACTATCCCTAAGTCAGTTTTAAATAGGGCAGCAAAAGCTCCCGGTAAATTAGGACAAAGAGCTAGGTTTGCCAAAACATTAAAGAAATTACGGAAGAAGAAGAGGAGAGCTTAAAATGGGATTAGGACCACATACATTATTGGAACGTCCACCAAAATTAGATAAGATACTTGGTAAGCCTACTGGACAAGGATATGGTGCAGCCAGAAAAGGACCATCTATTGTTGGGAAACCACAAGATGTTGTCGTAGATGAAGCTTATCCGCAAGGTAAGTCTTTTGAAATAGCTCCTACTGGTAAAGTAGATACTTACGGGGAGGCTTAATTATGAGTGTTGTACGAGGTTTAACTGACTTAACTAAGAAAGCTTTAGGTAAAAGAGGAAGATTATCTAAAGCTGAAAAGGCAGCTATAACAAAAGCAGCTAATAAAAATAATATGTCTCCTACTGAATTTAGGAAAGCTGCTAAAGTAGAATTAAAAACTCCTACTGCTGCTCCTGCAACGACTAAGAAAAAGACTTATCCTTCTTTAGAAAGTTTAGGTAAGGGCAAAGCTAAACCTACTCCTACAGCAAAAGATCAAGGTTCAACAAAAGGTTTAACTCGAAGACAAAAAGCACAAAGAAAAAGCCTTATAAAAAGATCTGAAGAAGATGCAAAAAAAGCTAAATTACAAAGAGAAGGTGTAGTCCTTAAAGGTGAAGAACCTGAGCGTATTAAATTAACTGCTGGAGGAAGTTATGTTCTTCCTTCTAAAGAACAGATTGATCCAAAGATTAGAAATTATTCTAAAAGACGCATTCGTGAGTTAATTAAAACTGGTCAAGCTAAAATGGTTGTAGATAAAAAAGGTAAACGTAGTATTAAAACTACAGGTAAGTTTGCTTCTCCTCAATCAATGGTAGCTGAAGAAATGGGATTAAGTAGTAGAGGAGCTTTACCTACAGCAGAAGAAGCTAGGGCATTAGGATTGACTGTTAGAAAGGGGGGTGGTATGGTAAAAGCTAAAGGTGGTAAGTTTATTAGAGGTTTAATAAGTAAAGTAAAGAAGAAGATTACTCCTAAAAAGAAACCTGTAGTAGCAAAGAAACCTGTAAAGAAACCTACTGGTATTCGGAGAAAACTACAAGGAAAATCTGCTACAGATATTCATAAGGCTTATACAATTCCACAAATAAATCAGATGAAGAAAAATCTTGGACAAGCTGGAACTCCTGACTCAAAACTTATCAATAGGCTTAATAAGGCACTTGCTGTTCGTAAAAAAGTAACTAAGAAACCAAAGACAAAAGAATTTGATTGGAAGAAAGCTGGTTATACAGAAAATGAATGGAGAGATGTATTAGGATTAACAAGAAAAGATCCTGAAACTGGAATGAATATTCACCATAAAGGTGGTGGTCAAGTAGGTAAGAAAAAACAAGGTTATAAAGCCCGGAAAGATGAATCGATTGCGATGAGGGTCAAGAAGAAAAGGACCAAGAAACAACTTAAGGCAAGTCGAAATGAATCCTACGGTAAGTGGGGTAAGGGTAAAGGTAAAGGAAAGATAAATCGTTCTGGAGATGCTTTCGTAGCTAAAAGTTATGCCAGAAGAAAAGTTTGACGATTATACCAAGATAGATTACAGTATTCCTAAACCTAAAGAAAAGGACTATGAAATTTGGAAGGAGTATTTTCAAGCTTTTTGTAATTATATAAACTTAAAATTTAAGGATACTTATGGTAGTAAAGCAGAATAGGAGATACTATGATTGATTATAAACATTTAAAAGATGTTAAATTAAATTACATTAAACATCTTAGGTTTACATGGTTTGAAAGTATCAGAGGAATGTTGGTAATGATAGGATTAATAATACATGGAGTATTCCCTTTTATCCTGACCAATATGTTTTCCTCTTATATAAAAAATGCTGACATAAGAATTAAAGAAATTGGTACATAGAGAAAGTGGAAACGATAAGTCATGTTTGCATACATTGCGAACACCTCTGTCATTGCGATATGATGTGTTCTTTTCATAAAGATGGTAAAATATGTAAATGTGATGAATGTAATTGCAGACCTTCTGATTGGGGCGCACCTACAGAATATATGGAATAGGAAGAGATAGAATGGCAGTATCAGGTACATATAATTTTAATCTGGATATAGATGAAGTAATCCAAGAAGCTACCGAAATGATTGGTGGTGAGGATACACTAGGACATACTCCAGCTACAGCCAGACGTTCTATTAACCTGATGTTAAGAGATTGGCAGAATAGAGGTGTTCTTCTCTGGACGACAAGTACTACGGCTGTTACAGTAGCTGCTTCTGTAGCAGATTATTCTTTAAGTAGTTCTACAATTAATGTTTTGGAAGCTACAACTCGTAGAGATAATACGGATATTAAAATTACCAGAATTACTCCTGAAGAATATCTTCTTATCCCGGCAAAAACTCAGACAGGAAGAGCTTCCCAGTATAGTATCAGGAGAGGAAGAGATAATCCTGTTATGTCTATATGGCCTATTCCAGAAAATTCTACCGACATTCTCAGGATGGAAATTGTAAGTGAAGTTGAAGATGTGGATAAGTCTGCTATACAGAATGCAGATACTCCTAAAAGATTTCTACCTGCACTTACCTGTGGTTTGGCCTATTACTTATCTATGAAAAGACCGGGAGTAGAAGCTACTAAAATTGCAATGTTAAAAGCAAACTATGAGGAGATATTAGGAAGGGCAATGGAAGAAGACAGAGAAAGAGCTAGTATCTATCTTCTGCCCAGACTGACATTTTATAACTAGAGATGGCAACACAACGAAGAGCATTAGCAATGTGTGATACATGTGGGTTTGTTTATCCGCATAGAGTCATGAGACTGAATAGTTATGGAATGCTGGTATGCCCTCAAGACTTTGAAGGACAATATGATTTAAAGAATAATCCTCAGAATAAAGTACCAAGAGTAAAAGATAACCCTGCTATTAGAAATCCCAGACCAGATACTGGCGGCAGAAGTATTCAATGGCAGAATGCTTCTACTCAATGGGATGAGACAGAAAGGCTTTGGCAACAGATATGACAGATTTAACAGGAAAATTTATATCCAATACCTATAAGGATTTATTACAGGTTAACTCCAGTGCGTCTAATGGTGGTATTTCAACTTCTCTGACTAATATACAATCAGGTAATGGAGTAGGTACAGCATTATATCTTGCTACTAATCTAGCTAAGATAGTTGGAAGAATTGAAGTCGCAGGTACAGTATGTGCATCTACATATTATGGAGATGGTTCTAATCTTACAGGGATTTCGGCTGCTACAACAGGCGATATATGTGTAGGGAGTGCATCCGTTGTTGGTAATCTTTATGTAAGCGGAACAACAAGTATTACTGGTGCTACTGTCCTTAAATCTACTGCAACTGTAAGTGGAGCTACTGGTTTTCTAGGGACAGTCAGGATAAGTGGAGCTACTTCTTTAGAGTCTACTGTAGTAATGAAAGATACTGTTACTATTACTGGTAACTCTGGATTTCTAGGAACTGTAAGAGTATCTGGAGCTACTTCTTTAGAAGCTGCCGTAGTTATGAAAGATACAGCAACTGTAAGTGGGGCTGCTGGATTTTTAAGCACAGTAAGAGTTAGTGGTAATACGACTATAGGAGGTACTCTTGATGTACTTGGGAATGTATGTCTGGGAGGAAACGTAACTGTTAAGGGTGATGTTCATGTAAGCAGTAAAGTATGTGCCAGTGCTTTCTTTGGCGATGGTTCCAATATTACAGGTATTCCGATTAGTGGAAATATCTCAGTAGGTAATGCGACTGTAGCTGGTAATCTTTATGTGAGTGGGACAACAAGTATTACAGGAGCAGCAGTTCTTAAGGCTACAGCTACAGTATCAGGTAATGTAGGATTTCTTGGAACAGCCAGAGTAGCTGGGGCTACTTCTCTTGAAGGTGCTGTAGTAATGGCTGATACTGCTACTGTATCAGGTAATGCTGGTTTTCTAGGAACAGTAAGAGTAGCTGGAGCAACTAGTCTGGAGGCGGCTGTAGTAATGTCCGATACTGCTACTGTATCTGGAGCAGCAGGATTTCTGGGAACAGTCAGAGTAAGCGGTAATACAACTATTGGAGGCACACT